AGTTTTGCCTTAAGCTCCACTATTTCAGCATCTTTTGTCTTGAGCTTTTTAAGTGTGTCATCAATCTCTTGTTTAGCCTCATATAACTTGTCACATAATGTCTCTGAATTCTTTTTCGCTGTCTCAAGCTGCTCGCCAAGAAGCTTCTTGGTTTCCTTAAGACCTTCATAATCTGCCTTGTAAGTATCTCTTTCAGCCAGGATATTTTCAACCTTGTTGGAATTCTGCATATAGAACTTAATAGCTGCCACCGTTCCGTAGGCTGCGCCATAAATCCAGTAAAATGTTTCCATCAGTGCTGAATCATTTGAGAGTTCCTTATTCTCTTCCATTGTCGCATGACCAATCAGATCCTGATATGCAACCACTGTATCATCATCCAGCTTGTCAAGCATATGTGTTGCAGCTACTCGTCTGCACAGTTCCTTTATGGTTTTCTCTTTTACTACTGCCATATCATGCACCTATCCTTTCTCTCTTTTTCACGAGCTTTACCGAAGCACCATAATGCTTGGCATGCTCCTTATATTCCTTAAGGTCTGCCTTAGCTTCCTCATAATTGTCATACTCACTCTCGGATTCCCATCCATATCCATAGTTAAGTTCTATGTTCCACACATCTCTTGTTTTCCGTTTATATGCCGTCATATCTGCACTCCTTTCACAAGATTCTGTATTTCTAAAATGCTGTCAGTTTCATAATGGTAAATAAGATCATTATTTACATGAATCTGAAATAGATATCTCTTTCCGTCATCATATTCTCTTTTATCTTCAAACAAATAGTCCTGCCATATGCTGAACTCTATGCATTTTGTATCTGTTTCAAGTCTTTTCATTGCTCTGGGGCACACATCGTTGTGCCATGAATTATCAATCCATCCCTTTGGACAGTAAAAATCTCCATCATAATCCGGAAATTCGTCTCGGCAGCTCATTCTCCACCTCCATAAAAGCATCAAAGGGAGAGCTGTACACTCTCCCTTCAAACTTCCACCCCTCTTCATCTCTGAATGCCATATACATTCTGCCTTGGTTATCAATAAACCGTGCTATATTATCCCCAACAGTAAGTTTTCTCATGCCAATGTTCCCTCGAACTCGTATGCATGATCTGCAAGCTGCTCTTCTTCAGCAACTGTAGTTGCGTTGACTTCCCTTACCATCTTGTTCATGGCATCAAGTGTGGTTCCGTCCATCTTAGGAACTACGAGCACCTCATGCACGGATGAAGGAAGCACGAAGAATCCCTTCGGGAACTTCTGTTTGAAGTAATCAAGCTTCGCAAGGATTGCTGCAGCTCCATTTACCTTGTTGTCTGTAGAGATGACAAACTGGCTGCTTTCCGGCGCACCATACATATTATTCATTTCCTCAGCTGAAAGACCCATCATATGTGCCATTACTTCCATCATGTCCTCTACCTTGGATTCAGCAGCCGTATTCTTGATAGCCTGGTCGATGACTTTCTTTTCTGTTACACCCCACTGCTCAATCAATCCCTTTGTTACCTTTGCTGCTGATGTTCCCTCAGCGTTATTCTCAAGGTTTACATATGGTACGATGATCAGGTCTGAGAAGCCTCTTCTCTTAGCTGAGCGGAATACCTCTGCGCTTGTCTTCTGGTTGTAGAGTCTTGCCCTGAGCTTGTCCTTTATCAGATCGTAGTCCTTCATCATCTCAGCAATGTCACCCATGTGAGCCATGTTTGCCTTGTGCTGAAGATAGATTTCGTTAACCTTCGCAACTGCCTGCTCAATTGTAAGGCCCTCTGAAAGCATCTGCTCAAGATAGATATTCATGCCCACGTTGCCATCTCGCACTGATACACCTACATACTTGATTCCATTTGCCTTTTCGATCTCTACTACCTGAGCGTTCTCAATTCTCTCTGCTACTGCCTCTGAATACTCTCTGATTGTCATCATAATTTTTTTCTCCTTTGCGTGGTTTTTATATACTGTTCCTATAGGGTATCAATACCCTATGTATACCCTATTCAGTTTTCAATGATTCCCTTGAGGATGTTGTATAATGCCTCAAGTTCTTCGCCGGTATATCCTGATGGCTTAGTGGGTGTCTCTGTTCCATTCTCATTCTGCTTCCAAGGTCTGATATCATATTTTGGCTCTTTTCCGTTCCAGGACATGTATCGCACCTTTTTGACATATCCCTTGTGCTCACTCAGTACTCCAAGCTCTTCCAGTACCTCATACTTGATCTCATCTGTCTTGTCATTTCCCTTGTGTAATGCCATTTGTTACTCTCCTTTCACTTACTGCCTTAATAGTTCCATCCTCTCTGTAATATCCGCTCCACACAACGTCCACTATCTCATCATCCACGATGGTATTAGTGGTTCCGTTATCGTACATTGTGCAGATAATCAGGTCGCCTGCTTCCAGATCTTCAGGTTCCGTAAACGTCCATTCCATACCCACCGCATCAATGCAGTATGCCTTGTCATCCTCTATGCGTGTGATTTCCATTGCCCGTGGGTAAGTATTGTTGAGTGTCAGTGCTGCAAGTAATGCAAGTATCATTTCCCTTCCTCCATTTCCCTTATCTCAGTTCCCTTGGGAACATACATAACTGTCCCGAATGTTCGTTTCCATTTGTACACAACATATCCACTACCGCTTTTCTTAATTGTTATCAGTTGCTTTGCCTTCATTCTGCATCTCCTTTCCCTTATGCTATCTCATTGAAAATCGCATAAGCCTTTGATATCCCACTGGCTACGCCATAGATCTGTTTCCCTTTAAGAATCAAACACCTATTCTTTTCTGGTATGAACCGTAGCTCTACATCTTCTCCATCTGCCTTTTTGACTATCATCAAAGCCATAGCTTTTCTCCTTTACTGTTCGTAATATTCTTCAATCGCTGCTTCAATGTCACTACTCCATGCATCTGTCATTCACAGACCTCACTTTCCTTTACATAAAACAAGTTCATGACCGAAGCTATACTCAGCAGCCATGAACCATTATGGTTTGCCTTATTTTCCCTTTTGAAACACTGCACTGTGGAATCGAACCACAAATCCATGGCCTCTTCACCAGACCAAAGCGCAACCATGCTGCAGTGTATTTGTTAGGATTTACTGTCGGGCCTCGTGCCGCTCATACCTCGTACCGCTCACAAACTGAGCTTACAGCAGCACATCGCCGTGCCGCCTACACAGGTCTTATCTCAACCTAGTACTACTCACTGCCCACCTCACTACGTACATCCTTACTGCTACTCTACAGCTGTACAACCGCTTCATCCAAGACTTATTCTTTCGATCAGTCATAAAACTGATGGCCCGAACGTTACAATCATACAACCCAGCACTAATGCATTGAATGCAAAGGTGATTTACTCATTAGGTTATCTGAACCCTTGCTGACCTTTGATACCCTTGCAGTACAATCATACGCACTTACTATGAACAGTCTGACGGTAGCTTGTGTCAATCAGCTACAACCTCAAGTCAAAATTTGACCTGACGCCAAGGAGTCTCCTTCACTCCTGTCGTATTTGTTCCGAGAAAGAATTTAATCAAACGCACTTCATTCGTACATTTCATGTCCTATCTTGAGGCAACCACTTTCTTCTCCTCTATCATCGGACTAACTACACTTTATCAGCGTAATTATTGAGACCTCTACTCTCGGTCGGGCGGCGACCCGCTTGTCAGCCCTCGGTACCCTTCTTCTAAACATGGTCAGCATTTCGTAGTGTGCTACTTATAGCTGACGATCCTTAGAAGGTGCTACGTGTTCTGCTATCTTTTAACGCTTATTTACGTGCCGTGTTATCTCCTCTCTCGGTCTGTCTAAACTACTCCAGGAATTTTTGATGAGTCGGTGTATCTCACCCTACCTGACGCAATCATGACCTTACATCCTCAACACTTCCTGTACGCTTTCAGAACGTATTATCCTCAGCTGAACACTGATACCTCTCTACAGCCTATCATGCCTTTGTTTTTCTGCTTTTGGGTTAGCAGTACCCTTATTGGATTTCTCTCACTACCTGACGTAGTGAGTCGTCTTTTTGGTTCAGACGCAACCTGACGTGACTTCATTACTCGTCACTATAGATCTGAGGTGGATTTGCACCACCCCTACGTGGCATCACGTAGTCAATTTTCAGACCTCTTTAAAGTTAAAAAGAGAAGAGAGCTTACGCTCTCCACTCCTTCCAGATGTTCTCTCTCTCCTCTGCTGTTACTACCGGAGTTGCTGCGAACGTCTTCGCATCCTTCGCACTGTTGAACACTATGCTCTTGCTGTCCTTGTCGTACTTCCCGCCCATCAGTTCATAGCGTCTCTTCAGCACTTCCCATGTGTCCTTGCCCACATAGCTCTGCAATACTACTGTCTTACCGTCTGCTTTCATCTCCACTGTCACGTCCTTCGCCTTGCCATTGAAGCTCTTCTTGCCCTTTGGTACTGCTGTTACAGTGGTCTTCTGCTGCTTGCCATTACGCATATCGATCATCCCCTTGATGATGTCATTGAGTCGAATTGTCTCATCGTCTGTGAGCTTATACTCAAGACCGCCTATTGATACGATATTGTCTGCTACGAGTTTGCTGTTCTCTACTAAGTTAATCATATTCACTCCTTTGACAGTTTAGGATTACTGACAACCAAGATGTTTTTTGATGTTCGCTCCGTCGAGCTTGACCCCACTATGTCGCCTCATCCGGAGTTTGTCAAAATGGGCATTTTTACCACCACTGAGGACAGACCTGGTTGCTTATAGGGGTGGTTTTTCGCAGATCTGGAGCAGATTTTTTATGCGAGGGCTACAGCTGGCTTTTCTCAGCACTCGCGAAAAAGTAAACAAAGCAGTATGTCGTGCGGGATAGTCGGAATAACGTAGACGTAGATAATAATGAGAAATACTAAATTTTATAGAATTAAAAGGTATAAAAATCAAAGGGAAATGTAAAAGAGCGCGTTGATTGAAGGCGGGAGCCGAAATCAACTAGGCCGGTCCGGCTATGAGGACGAGGGGGTGCGAGGGGACGCGGAGTCCCCTGGTAGTAGATGGGATAAAAAATATGTCTATTCAAATTCTATATAAAGGAATTAATAATACTTACAATGTATATAGAATTTAAAGAGACATATTTTAGTCATTGGTAAAAACTACCAATGGAACAAAAGGCTTGGTTATGGGAAAGTAAACAAAAATTTGTACATCAAATTATATATATATAGCAGGTGCGAAATATTTAGTAAATATGTATATAGATTTTGAATAGACATATTTTATTATACAGAGTAAAATTAAAATCACCCAACGAGGAGGGGATGATGACTAAATGGTAGAAGCGGGGCAAATATTCAAAAACTATTTAGAACTATGTAGATATCTTGGCGAAGAAGAAAAACATGGAGCAAGCCGTAAAGCTCAATTTAGAAAATGGGGATGTCTTTTTTCGTGGCATAATCAAGGACATAAGATAATAATAGATGAGGTATATAAAGATGGTGAAATAAAAGAGTTTAGGGGCTGTAATAATAAAACGCAACACGTAGATGTAATGCTACCGTATGTAAGGAGTAAACTGCTGTGCGTAGATCCGGATGAATACTTGGGAACACAGAGGCTTATAGGTACTACTCTCCGTCTGATACCAATGAATGCATATAAGCAGATAAATGGTAGAGGAATGAAAGGTGAGGAGTTTTATAAAAAGCATGGTTTAGAAGAGGTTGGATCGTTTGAAGAATATGTGTCAGTGGCGGGAATAGTTATAAAGGACACGGTAGTAAGATGCCTGAAGAGGATGCAAAAAAATAAAGAGGTACAGTTCCTGGAGTCAGAAATATTCATAGCAAAGGATGGACGAAGAAGGTATCTGTGTCTGGATGGATATGATGAGCTGGTACGGAAGGTAGAATATGATGTGGGCAATGCAATGGCGGCAGAGCTGCATTTAAAGACGAGAGGCAGACAGCTAGTACACTTCATCAAAGGGAAAAAGGAATTGATGCTGGAATACCAGACGAGGTGTATGAAAGAGCTGCTGAAGGACCCGGGGTTAGTTAAGGAACTGAAGAAAGAATACTTGCTGGTAGGGCCAGGTAGGGAACTTAAGCTGGAAAATGTATGTGAGTACTATAAGGTGGTACACATAATAGACTACAACGAGGAACGGATAGGGAAAGCGAGGGGGCCGGATTATGACGAGGCGAAACAGCTGAAGCTGATCTATGAAGACATAAAGCCAAGGGTGGCAGCAAGGGTGGCATCATCGAAAAAGGATGTAGCAAAGATTGAAAAAATGTTATTTGGTTAACTGCATTGAGTTTAATTAACTATATGTTGTATAATAGATACATGTTGACGGGGCGAAGATTCAAAATATAGGTAAATGAATATGACAAATGAAAGATATGCAAAGATGATCAAGTATAAGTCTGCTTTGGATAACTGCTGGAAGAAAAAGGACAGACTGAATATCTATGATGATGACTATGAGCGTACGCTTGGAGAGGCAAAGGTAGCAGGCTTTAAAGTGTACAGAAATAGTAATGGAGAGCATAAGCTGATAGACAATGTTAAAAGTGAAGGCGAAGCAAAGATACGGGATATGTTTGCGAACGCGATGAGATCAAGGTAGTGCTTCTGCTCCAGGGGGATATGAAATAACTGGTGAGGGGGTGTTAACACATGTCACAATGGGGTGTCAAAATTGCGAATATAGAAGCAGCAAGTATTTATGAGTATAATCAGGGGTTCAGACATAGGATGGACACGACAAAGGCAATGCTGGTAAATAGTCTGTTTCTTGATTTTCTTCTTGATAATGACCTGATTCAGGTAACAAAGGGAGATTATACAAGAAGCATTGTCTGTATACAGTTTACCTATGGAACGAAAAGTTATGAATCCATGAGGAAGAATCTGACAGAACGAAAAAACAAAAATGCAGATGTAGAAATTCTTTTGGAAAATCTCGAAAAGAATAAAGAGAACTGTGTGAAGATATCCAAAGAAGAGCTTCGTGAGAAGTTTTATGTCGAAGGATTCGAAATAACGTATAAGCACTATAACAAGAACAAGGTAGAAATAAAGGACCTTCAGACAAGGATAAGGTATAAGATGTTGTACCGCACTCCGGGTAAAGCAAAGAAGGGAACCTGCATGTTTGTGGATGAACGCATATATGACAAGGTTCACGAATTTTTGTATATGGGTATTAACCCGCCTGAAGAAAAGGCTCCCATTGTAGAACTGGGTGCGTACTCCTCTCTCATCACCAGTTCAATAGTTGGGAGAATCCAGATAAGACCGGACCAGATATTGTGTCTAAAGGATGTTGATTCAGTTTTTAAAACAAAAGTGTTGTCAGTTGAGACAAACGAGTTTAAGCACTGCGTCTTAAAAGAAAAAGAAAATTACGAAGTAGTAAATACTTTATTTGATGGCCAGGGGCTTATTGATGAAAGCATCTTCCCTGAATGGGGTGACGGGTATGTTCTGTTGCGGCATCATATGACGAAGTTCGCGGCATTCAAGTCAAGGATCCAGCTGTTCATGAAAGACTATTTTGGAGATAGTTATGAAACAGCTGTAGTTAAGGATATGTGGGGGCGTGATGTAAGGGTAAAGGATATCAGAATCATTACGACCAATAATGCATTCAAATGGATAAAATTCGGAATATCGTTTGACTACTGGGCGAGCTGGGTAAGAAGGAACGGATGCCAGTTCGGGATAGTAAAAACATCCCATGAGTCTAAGCTGGGTGATGTACAGAGAATGAGTTATCAAATGATGAACTCGCTTGATATAGAATCCATGCCGAGTGTCTGCAGTAAAACTGTAGAATATATCAATAAACTAAAAACTGATAATAATCTTTTTTTAGATTTTCTAGAAAAAAATAAAAATTTTTCAAATGATTTTGAAGTTTTAATTGCACTTTGTAAACATAATCAGGATTTCGTTAATAGTACTTATTTTAGAGAGAGACGTCAGGCTATAGTAAGCGCATATGTTCTCAATTTTAAGAATGGACGTAGTATTCAGGACGCAGACAACCTGACCATAGTCGGCTCACCATATGCAATGCTACTTCATGCAGTAGGTGATGACCCTTTCAGCGACCCTACTCTCCGTCCGGAGGTTGGTACTATACAATGCTATACGGAAAGGTTTGAAGATGGTGAATACCTGGCATCATTCAGATCGCCTCAGAATGCAAGGAACAATATCGGGTATCTGCATAATAAGTATCACCCATTGTTGAAAAAGTACTTTGACCTTGGAAGGCTGTGTATAGCAGTAAATATGATTGAGACTGATTTCCAGGCGAGACACAATGGCAGCGATATGGACAGTGACTCAATTTACACAACTAACCAGCGGGACATTGTAGAACATGCGGAGTATTGCTATGAACGTTATCCCACAATTGTTAACAATATTCCGAAAGACTCAAATGTATACAGATACGATATGCGGGATTTTGCAAAGGTTGACAATGGGCTTGCAGCATCTCAGCTTGCCATAGGTGAATCATCAAACCTGGCGCAGATCTGTCTGACGTATACATATAATTTTGAGGATAAAAAGTATTCTGACTATGTATGTATTCTTGCAACAATCGCTCAGGTGGCCGTGGATAGTTCGAAGAGAAAATTTGATATCAATATTACAGATGAAATACGGCGTATCCGTAAAGATATGAATCTGGAAGAGAATGGGCTTCCGTATTTCTGGCTGGTCACAAAGAGAGATAAAAGAAAGGTTCGCACAGAGATTGAACGAAAGGCGAGGGATAAAGCTAATAAAGAAAGAATACGTAGAAATATAGCACCCTCACTTGATTGTCCTATGAATTATCTGTATCGGTTACGGTTTGATAGAACTAATTATGATGTTCCGGCAATAGGGATGGATAAGTTTTGGGTAAAGCATGATATATGCAATGGCAGAAGAAACTCAAAGAAAGTCGAAGAACTGATCCAGGAATATTCACTTAAGATGTATAACTATAATGCATCGGAGGAGCGTGATGATTCCGATTATCTTCTGCTAAAAGATGACTTCGAGAAAATGATAACCGACATCAGGAAGATATACATATCGAAAAACTATTTGGGAATGATGTCGTGGCTTATCAACAGAGCATTCGGTATTGGTGAGGGAGTAAAAAGGAATAAGGAACAAATGGATTCCAGGCTATATAAAAACCGGTCTATATTGCTGAAAACACTTTATACAGTATCTCCTGAAGTATTTCTGCAATGCTTCCAAAAAAGTGTACACTTGGAAGAAAAACAGTCGCTATAAACCGCATGACTACTGAGTTTAATTATTATCGTCATAAAAATCTAATGAAGAGGGAGAACTCTTCTATGACAAAAAGGAGAAAATATGAAGAAGATAAAAGTTGAGGTGGAACATTCTTTAACTTACACACCATTTGAGAATATTGGTGAGCTTCTGAAGAAAGCGAAGAAGGAGGAAAAGGACAATGGAAATAGCCGTACCGATTCCAGTAAACAGTGACTCTCCTCTTCCATCGCCAGAAGAAGTTCTTTACTGGGAGTTAAAGGAAAAGAGAGCATATTGGATTGATTATGAGATTGACGAGGGTTACGAACTTCTGACTTTGGCTAAAGAATTGACAAGGCTGAATTTGGAAGAAGCTGGAATAACTGACCCTGAACCAATCATTCTGTTTATCCATTCTTATGGTGGTGACCTTGATCAGAGTCAGTTCTTCTGTGATCTGGTTGAGTCAAGCCATATACCGGTTATAACGGTAGCAACCGGAGTTGCAATGAGCGCAGGCTTATTGATATTCCTTAGCGGAAAGAAAAGATATGCTTTTAAACATTCTCAGCTTTTGATACATCAGGGAAGTGCAGCGTTTAGCGGAACGGCCGAAGAAATAAAGGCTGCTCAGAATGAGTATGAGCGAAAGCTAAACAAAATGGAGAGCTATATCCTCTCTCATACTTCTATCGACAAGAAATTGTTTGATAAGAAGAAGTTAAAAGACTGGTATGTTTCAGGAGAAGAACTACTCTCTCTTGGAATTGCAGATAGGATAATTGAAAAATTTAGTGATATAAGACTTTGAGTTTCTTGTCATTTTGCCATCCTGGCGATGTCTATACGGCCGCTAGGGTGGCAATCCTCCTGGTCTTGTATCCGGGATGAAAGGGATAGTGAACGCTATCCCTTTTGTAATGACTAAAAGGGGTGAAGTAATGCCAAGACCAAAAGGAAACAAGAATACTCTCCCTCCTATAAAACAAGTGAGGGAAGAAAATGAAAAGCTACGTGCTGCAATGGAAAATGGTTGCAGATGTGCAAGGTGTGGACAGATTAAGGACAGAGATAAGTGGTTTTACTGGGATAGTGATCCAGTACTTGGAGGCGATTCGTTCTCTCGTATATGTAAAGACTGTGCAAGAGCAATAGCTTTGGAGCGTGATGAAGAAGGTCACGAGATGGAGAATCCCACAAAGGAATCTGCTCAAAAGGCACTTATGTATTTGAACCGACCTTTTCTTGACGCAGTATGGAATGCATCGGTTCAGGAATCCCAGAATATGATGTCCGGTAAGAACAAGTGGAATATCTGGTCAGCGTATTGTAAAAATATGCAGATGCAACAGTATGGTGGACTTACGTATATGGATTCTGACCATCTGAAGAAATCTACTAGGGTGGAAAAGTCTGGAAAAAGAACAAGTGTGAGTAAGATGCTCGAAGATCACGAGGGAATGGACACTTACGATTCATTTGCCAAGAACAAAGCTGATGTCGTAAGACTGTTAGACTATGATCCATTTGAGGCAGAGCTTGTTTCTGACCAGCCATTTTTGTATGCACAGCTTCTCATGCTTATGGATTCAAACCAGGACCAGGAAATGGACATGATAAGAACGTCTTCTGCTATTTCAATAGTAAGAGGATTTCTTCAGGAAAATAAGCTGAATGATGCTATATCAAAGCTCATGGGAGATATTGAACATGTCCAAAGGAATTCTGCTACTATTAAGTCTCTTCAGGATGCTAAACAGAAGGTTGTTGCGCAGATAACAACACTTGCTGCAGAAAGCTGTCTTTCACTTAAGAACAGTAAGCATTCAGTACGAGGAGAAAATACCTGGACTGGAAGAATTAAGAAGATAAAAGACCTTAATCTTCGTGGAAGCGAAGTTAATGGTTTTGATATTGCTACATGTAGAGGAATGCAACAAGTGCAGGAAATATCTGACGCTTCTATAATGAAGCAACTTGCGCTTGATGATTCGGACTGGTCTGACATGGTAGCAGAAATGAGAGAAACAATTGTCGCTCTCAGAAAAGAGAAAGACCAGTACAAGGAAATAAACCGCATATTGCTAAAAGAGAATCTTGGATTGAAGGATACGCTGGAAGAAAAAGGTGTTGACGTAAAAGGAAACACACAAGATTTGAAAGAACTCTACTCTGTGTTTGCAGATGATGGAGAACCTGAAGGAGAAACAGATGAGTCTGATCCTTCCGAGTGATATGGACTTGCCATATGACAAAGATTTTTATCAAGACTATGGCATTTACGTTAAACCGATAAACTATCCTTTATCCGAAAGAAAAATAGAATCTCTTATGGCAATAGCAAAAATGCAGAAGTATTTCCAATGTAATCCGGTAAGATGGATTGATACTATGTATAACATAGAGCTTATTGATTCTCAGGCGTTGGTGGTGCAAAAGTCTTGGATTGTTCAACACTTTCTTGCCTGCTGCACGAGAGGCTGGGGAAAGAGCACAGTTATTGGTTTGGAACTGATGGCGAAGGATTCCCTATTTACTAACATCTGGTCATACATTGCATCAGGAAGCGGAGATCAGGCACAGCAAACATTTACCACATTGGAAAAACTGGCCAATGATAACATTGATACTTTTGAAGGTTCTACCGGGAAAATCTTTAAAGACGAGGTTGTAATCAAAGCAGCTTCTGGAGATGGATTTTCTCATAATCCTTCAGGATTTGAGTATCAGTTATATAACGGTTCTTCATGCAAAACGCTCAATAGTAATGTTGATAATAAGCGTGGTGGGCGTGGCTCTGTCATTTTTGATGAGTCTGGATTTTTATCTGCAGAAATGATGAAAGTATACAGTGCGTTTGCGATTGTTGAAAAAGGTTTTAAGACGGGAAAAATAGATGGACATTCTATTGATCCTATTCGTCAGAGGACGTTTGCAACAAATATACCTAACCAGCTGTTTTACATATCTTCTGCATCATCTACAGACACTCCGTTTTATCAGCTCTATAGAGAATACTCTAAGAGAATGATAATGGGAGATCCAGATTATTATGTTGTTCACATAGACTGTGAACTGGCATTCAAACCAACACTAAGGGGTGAACTCATTGCTCCTCTTCTATCCCGGTCTACAGTCAAATCAGAAATGAGAACCAATCCTGAAAAAGCGCGTAGAGAATATTACTGCCAGTTTACAACTGATGCTGGTAACGATGCTATCGTGAAGCGTGGTGTAATTACCAGAAATGAAGAAACGAGGGTCCCTGTTCTTAGCGGTGATGGAAAGCACAAGTATGCGATATTTTATGATCCGGCAAGACAAAGGGATAACTCATTTATTCTCGTTATGCAAATAGATGAAGAGAAACAAAGTGATGGTTCCAAGGAAATAATAGGGCGACTTGTGAATGGAATAAATCTTCTTGATGTTGGTAAGAAGATTAAAAGTCCAATGCAGACACCTGACCAGGTAAGCTACCTTAAACAGCTTATTCTCGATTATAATGCTGGCGCTGATAACTACGAAAATATAATTGGTGTATGGATAGATGCTGGTTCAGGAGGTGGCGGTGTTGCAATTGCTGATTATCTGATGCCAGATTGGGTTGATGAGAAAGGCGAAAGCCACAGAGGACTTATTGATAAGGAATACTCTGAAGATTATGTTGGGCGTTTTCCTAATGCAGTTAATAAACTTCACTTGATGGCTCCATCGAAGTATAAGTCTGCCATGTATGAAGCAATGATTGAAATGATGAATCAGGATAAGATGAAGTTTACTGCTTCCTATGATCATAAAGGCTATATCACAATCTTTGACATCGATGAAGAACTCCTTAAAAAGGAGAAAAAGCATATCAGTGAAAGACTCCGGACAGAACAACACTTAGAGGGTGATGAACTTGCAGAAGCCTTGAAAGAGGAATTATCGAAAGCAAATACCATCCAAACCAAAATGGTTAAGGTCAGTTGGTATGAGGAACTTGCACTTAGCAACATCGATGCCTTAAAAGAGGAACTAGTGAACATGGCCAGAAAGAAACATGATAATGGGCGCGATTCATTTGATCTGATTCCAGAAAAAGCTCATTCGTTGAATGATGATAGAGCATATTGTGCTGCAATGGCAGGTTGGTGTCTTCATGAACTACGCCGTAAGGAAATAATAGGCAAACCAAAACAATCAAAAGATGAACTGCTGAAAAAGCTCACATCGAGTATGCGGGCCAGTACATTACTAAAAAGATAAAGAAAGGGGTGCTGTGTATGGCACGAGGAAGACCGAGTACAGACAGTACTCCAGTAAGAGACAAAACGATAGCTGAAATGAGAGCCGAGTTTAATGCTGAAGAGACACGCAGAAAAGAAAACTATGATAAAGCTATGAATGCTTTGAAAAAGATGCGTGATCCTAGTAAAGCAGCTCTCTCATCTCTCAACAGCTATGACAGAGAGAAAATCCGTGAGTATCTGAAAAAACCATATAATAGTGAGGCAAAGCTTCGAGAAGCGGCTGAGTATCTGTATTACAGAAATCAGATACTATATCGATTATGTCATTGGTATGCTTCTATGTGGTCATTAGACTGCCGACAAGTAATACCAGATTATTCATTTACTCAGGAAAATGATCCTCAAAAGATGTTGGCACAATATGAAGAGACGTTGGACAAACTGGATATCTATAACATTCAGGGAAACTGGCATGATGTGGCGCTCAGGTGTTATCTGGAAGATGTATGTTTTACCATTTTCTTCCGAGATGAAACCGGAGCGTTTTTCTATATCCTAAATCCGGATGAATGCAAAATAGATGGAAGATATATGACCGGGGAATTCACGTACAGCGTGGATATGTCGAAGTGGAAGTCCGCACAGAAAAGGCAACTGGCTGAATGGCTTGGGGAACCGCTGACTTCAATGTTAAAAGAATACGATGACAAAAAGGAAAAGTGGGTTCATATGCCAGAAAAATATGGGGCGGCCTTTAAGTTTAATTCAGACAGACCAGACCTGGTTATTCCACCCACAGCTGCTATTCTGCAACAAGTAGCTGGATTGAACGATATAGCAGATTTGCAGGCACTTAAGGATGAGGCATCAGTTTATAAACTATTACTTGTCCCTATGAAGACTCTTTCAAGTGCAAAGAATTCTGATGAATGGCAAATCTCCGTGGATCTTTTGCTCGAGTATTATGACAAGTTGAAAGATATCCTCCCTGATTATGTTGCTGCTGCTCCAATTCCGGGTGAGCTGACAAATGATAATGTTATCGATTTCTCGACAACATCAGCAGATAAGGATATTGATAGGTTGTCACAGTCTCAGGATACTCTTCTTGCAACATCTGGGGGCGGCTCAGTGCTGAATGCTAACTATATCTCAAGTACAGCGGCATTTAAAGCATGGTTGCAAGCCGAGTCTGAGTTTGCTATTTCTTCTCTTCTGCCACAGATACAAGGCTTTACTAATCGCATGCTTTCTATTGATATGAAAGAACCTCATTGTAGTGTTAAGTACTTTGAGGTTACTGTTTATACAAAAGAAGACTTGAAACAGAGTCTTCTTACTTCATGTCAGTACAGCTTTAGCAATCGTATGGCTTATAACACATTCAATGGAATATCAGAGCGTACGACTATGGCAATGGAATTCTTTGAAACTCAGGTATTACACCTTCCTGAAATAATGAATCATCCCCTTCAGTCCAGTTATACAACGTCAAATACTGGCGAGGAAGAAACTGGCAGACCAACTGTTCCAGACGATGAGTTATCACCATCTGGCGAAAGGTCAAGGAACATGGGGAAGAAAGGAGGGCTGAATAAATGACACCGTTGCAAGCTATTGTCACAATTGTGGTTGCTCTGATTGGAATAGCCAGTGGTACTACTACTGCTCTATTGGCGCATAAACAGTTCAAGATTAAGCGTCAGGATGAAAAGGAAGCAAATAGTGTTAAGAAACAGATAGATGATGCTATAGCAGAGGCGAAAAAAGAGATGCAAGAAAAGCTTAATGCTGTATCAGTTGCAAGAAGCCTTGAGGGAAAAGATCGTTTTGACACCCATGCTGCAGCGATAAAAGAAATAAACGAACAGATAAAGGCAAACAACGAGCAGATAGGTGAGCTTGCTGTAATGACTAAAGCACAGATGTCAAAGATGGACGCTTTTGCTGAGTCACTAACGGCTCTTAACAAAATGGCTAGAATGTCTGCAGAAAGCCAGCGAAACAACACTTACGACAGAATCTTAGTAGTGGCAAATAAAGCGCTCAAGAACCGACAGATAACTATTACTGAGAAAACCAACTTAAAGCAGTTGTATGACACATGGACAGGCTTCCATGGAAAAGATGAAAAGCTTGATCCTAAAATTGTAACTATTTACGAGGAGTGCATGAAATTAACTCCGGTACCAGATGAAAAATAAGAAGAGTAAATCTACTCTTCTATTTTTATGTCCAAAATGCCAAGGATAGTGATTGCAACACGAAAAGCAACACTCGCTAGTTGTTTCCTTGGCATTGATTTTAGCGATGTTTACAAAGCGAGGTAAACAAAATGCAAAAAAGGGAACGTCTTTATGAAGTTTGGGCAGGCATGAAAGGAAGATGTAATAATCCAAATCATTCTGAATATCATCGGTATGGAGCAAAAGGAATAAGAGTCTGTGATGAGTGGAGTTCATATTCAAATTTTAGGGCATGGGCCTATGAAAACGGATATGACGAGAATGCCCCAAGAAATAAATGCACTATAGATAGGATTGATAGTACGAAAAATTATGAACCATCAAATTGCAGATGGGTTGATTTTTTGGTCCAGTCTAATAACACGAATCGCAACAAACTTATTGAATATAATGGCGTAATACATACGATGGCAGAATGGAGTCGGATTGTTGGAATTAGCTACCATGCATTGCGCTCCAGGCTTCGTAGAGGAAAAAGTATAGAAGATGCCTTATATAATGGGCACTTTAGTACTAACGGAAAGAAAATTTAAGAAAGGAGCATGGCTTATGTTCTGGATTGATCCCAACCAAGAGTACGCAGCGGGTACTCCAGTTCAAAGAGATTTTTGGTGTGACACGCCTGAAGACATCGCTAATCTGCCCACAAGTTCCTCTCCGGGTGTACAGCAAGGTGAAGATACGGTATCATGCCAAATCTGTGCAAAAGGCTCTACATGCTTCTGTATCTCTCCAGTAGGGCTGTATATCCTGAACAGCGAGGATGAATGGAAAGAGGCTAAGAAGGGAGGCACGTAATGGATAAAAAAACACTTGCTCTCCTATTGGCTTCCATCAATAGCACAGAAAGTTATTCAAAAGAAGAGATCGATGAAATGATCTCACAGCTCAAGCAGTTTGAGGCTAAGAAGGTTGCGAAATTACCTGCAACTGGACAGATACCAAACTGCATTTATTTTGTTCCAAAGGGAACGACTGGTGTGGACGGATGCAACGAGTTTATGTGGATTGATAACAAGTGGGAATACTTGGGATCAACAGATGTTGACTTGTCTGATTATTGGACAATTGATGAAACAAAAGCATATATCGAAGCCAATAAGTATGTGCTTCCGGCTGCAACAGAAGACACACTGGGAGGAATAAAACTGAACAGCAATGGTTCAGTTACTTTGGACGAGAACGGCAATATCGTTATTGCTAGCATAAGCAATGAAGATATAGAAGACCTTTTTTCAGCTTGATTTAAAAAATTGAAAGGAGAAATGAAATTATGGCTGATGTTACAAAGAAATATTTGGACCTCGAACAATTAGCCAATTATGATACCGCGATTAAGGGGTATGTTGATGCTGCGGTTGGTACTGAGGAATCAAGAGCTACTGGTGTTGAAGGTGGACTCCAGAGTGCGATTGATACCCTTAATGGTAACGACACTACAGCCGGTTCTGTTGCAAAGGCTGTCAAGGATCTTGATGACACACTTGCTGCTGTTGCTAAGAGTGGTGACGCAGATGACGTCGCATATGACAATACTACCTCAGAACTTACAGCAACTGACGTTCAGGCAGCAATCGATGAAATTGCTGCTGCTTCTGCAGGCGGTGTTGCTTCTAAGTCAATCTGGGTACACGATGATTCTTCAGGACAGTCTGCATATGCAAAGGTTTACAACATCTATCAGGGTGAGAATGACTATGTTGCCGAGCGTACAGATGGAAAGACAAATCCTACCCTTAAAGGAACAATCAATATTCCTAAGGATAAGGTTCTTCAGGATTCTTCTGTTGTTGATATCACATTCAGCGAGAACAAACTGTGGGATGGTGCTACAGATGTAACAGCTCTTATCAAGGGTTCTGAGACACCTACAGCAGCAGATGCTGGTAAATATCTCAAGATGGAGATGCAGAACGTTACAGATCCTCTGTATGTAAATCTCCAGACATTCGTTGATGTATACACAGCTGCATCAGGCGCAACTGAGATCCAGATTGATATCACAAATCACGTAGTAAGTGCATCTGTAGTAGCAATTGATGGTTCCAAGATCATTTACAAGGCAGAAACTTCTGCAGGCGCAGGCGATGGCGAGAACGTTAAGCAGGCTCTTACAAGACTTGACGGTTCTGATTCAACAACTGGCTCTGTAAGAAAGATCGTAAAAGATGCGATTGAGGGACTTGATACATCTTCTGATGTAGCTCTTTACAGCCATGATTCATCAACTGGTGCCGTTACATTCACTGGCAGCCTTGCAGAGTCTGACGGTATTGTTGCAGCAGGCTCAGGCGATAATGTAATATTCACACCAATTACATCTTCTGAAATCGCAGCTCTCTTCGCATAATTTTTTTGTGAAAGGAGATTGTCATGTCAAATATAATCAAAAAGTATTTGGATCTTGACAAACTGTCAGAGTTTAAGACGGCTGTGTCAAATCTGATTGACAGTAAAATCTCCGCAATAGAAACTTTTACCGGGGCATCGTCTCAAGAAGATGGTGCCTCCGGTTTAGTGCCAGCTCCTGAACAGGGAGGCCAAGAAAAATTCTTGCGTGGAGATGGTTCATGGGCTATTGTGTCGGGAGCAGTTACTGGTGTAAAGGGTTCCTCTGAATCATCCTACAGAAGTGGAAATGTAAATATTACAAAAGACAATGTAGGAATCTTCGAAGGAACAACATTGGAATGGACTTCAAAGACAACAGCTCAGAAAGCTTTATATCAGATCGTAATCCTAAGTGATGACGATGATTGATTGAGGACTAAAAGGTATGGAAAATTTCATAAAGACAAGTGATGCAGAACTTGCTAAGCAGTTGAGACTCTATGGCTATACAGAGTTGAAACAGCAAGGCAAGTTTTTTGTATTCATAAATGATGGTGCTGCGCACTTTACGTCCGAGCAGAAAAAGAAAGTGATGTACACCAATAAGATGGAGGTTTGATGTGAAAAAGAAAATCTTAACACTTGAAGACCTCGTCAAGTTTTGCAGAGAACAGAAAATGTTCTCATTCAGTTCCAAAGAAAATGGAGAGCCTATATGTGTTGCAATACCCGCAACTTTCGAAAAGAAGGAAGATGAAAACTCTTCTCTTCTGTTTGCTACAATTAAGGCTTTTCATACCGGGCGTAATAGAAATGATTCAGCTGTGACTGAAGACGCTATGGAAAAATCCAGATCTACATTCGCCTATAAGCCTATCCTTGCCGCATTCACTACGGACAAAAATGGTGATGAGGATTTCATGGCTCATGAAATGGATATGGATGATGATGGAAACATTATCTACATAGAAAAGCAAGTTGGTTGTTTTACAACTGACGAACCATGGATTGAGACAGATGAGGAAGACAAGGAGAAACAATGGATTTTTGCCAATTGCGCAATTCCAAGGGAATACACTCATGCAGCTGATATCATCGAACGCAAAGGCGGTACAAAGGTTTCTGTGGAACTGATAGTCAATGAGTTTTCATATGATGAAAACGAAGACTTGCTGTTGCTAAAAGATATTGAAGTATCTGGACTAACACTTTTAGGTGTTTATGAAGAAGGCGCTGATCCTGAAAAAGGAGGTGCTGTTGAAGAAGGCATGAAAGGTGCACGTCTTGATATATCTGATTTCAGCAAACAGAAAAACAGCCCTATCAATTATGAAGAGCTGACAAACGTTATCAAGGATGCAGTCGTAAAGACTCTCCAGGATATAAACAACCAAAGGAAGGAGGAAAACAATCAAATGAATCATTTTGAAGAGTTACTTCAGAAGTATGGAAAGACAGCCGAAGATATCACTTTCTCATACGAAGGATTATCAGATGAGGAGCTTGATGCTGCATTTGCTGAAGCATTTGAGAATACTCCTAACTCTGGTAACGGAGAGCCTCAGCCTGAGAATGTGGAGTTTGCTGTTACCTTCAAGGGTGAGACAAAGAACTTCGCGAAATCACTCAATGAGCAGATAAGAGCAATTACTGAACTCGTAAATGCTCAATACAGTGCAGAAGATGATGCTTGGTATGACTGTGAAGTATTTGATGATCATACGGTGATTTTCCATGACTGGTGGAATGGCAAGCACTTCAAGCAGAAATACGGCAATAAGGATGGCGAACTTACTCTTAAGGGTGAGAGAACTGAACTCTTTGTACGTTATTTGACTGAAGAAGAGATTGCTGCGCTTGATGACCTTAAGTCTAAGTTTGACGCCCAGACAACAGAACTTGACAAGGCAACAAAAGAGCTTGATCTCTATAAGGCAGAACCTGAGAAACTTGAGATTCTTAACTCTGCAGATTATGCAGTGGTTAAAGATACTGAAGAGTTCGCAGAGCTGTCAAAGAGAGAAAACTACTTCTCACTTACAAAGGATGAACTTTCTCAGAAGCTTGATGGCATGCTCGTAGAGTTTGCAAAGAAAAAGTCAAGAGAAGTGAAACCTGAATCAAAGCCTGAAGTTGGTGTAAAGAGATTCGGCTTTGGTGATACGGAGAAGCGCAACAGCAGATATGGTGGCTTCTTTGACAAAAAGTGAATAACAGATTAAAGGCGCAGTGATGCGTCTTTTTTAATGAAAAAATTGAAAGGAGAAAATATCATGGCAATTGATATCCAGAAGGGAAAACATATTGAGTCATTCCCTACCCTCATCAGTGCAATGATGGGCACATACAAGAGAGTATACAATATCGTCCTTACAGCCAACACAGACAATGGTGTTCTTGCTGGTCGTGGTGATTATGTATCATTTGATAATTACGAGCAGGCAGCTGTTACAGCAAACGCAGTAACTGTAAAGATTCGCGAACTTGGAGCAGATGGAAAGTGGATCGTTGAGGTTGCTGACCTTCCTGCAACAGAGGTCCTTTACCTCTACAACTCACCAGTAAGCGAGTATGAAAAAAGAGATCTTCAGGACGAGTCTCTGTTCTACAATAAGCTCGGCGATGTTGTTCAGGGCGCTCCTCTTCTCATTGGCGATCTGTTCTCACTTAGCGATATTGCTTTCACTGGTACTCCAGCAGCAGGCAAGACAGCTAAGTTCAATGCTGGCAAATATGTTGTTCAGTAAATCTAACGAAAGGAGATAAATTAATCATGAAAGAAAACTTCAGTTCACATGTAATGGCTGTATTCGCCAATCACGAAACAGACCATGAGACTATGACAACTATCATGACTGACCTTGCCCTTGGACGTGAGATTTACGACAGCGAGGGAAAGCTTGTCAGCAAAGCTGATGCAAACAAGAAGGTTCTTGATTTCTCTCTTGAGCTTCTTGGCATCGATAATAACAAAGACATTAAGTCTATCAAGCGTGGCTGGAAAAACCACAGCACAGAATGGTTCCAGGTTATAGAGGATACCGTTGATAACGTTATCGAGGTAGGACTTCAGGAAAGCGAATGGTTCGAGGATCTGGTTGAAAGAAAGAACCTTAACTACTATGATCGTCAGGACTTCTACATTGATACAGATTCCATCCTTGCAGTAGCAAAGGCTGGCAATTCACATCACACACATCCTCTCCAGAGACTTGGAAAGGGTAAGACTGTATCATTGACTCCTGAGCTTTACACAGTCAAGGTCGGCGCAGATATCAATAAGTACATCACCGGTCAGGAGGATTGGGCACGTCTCGTAAATGCAATTGCAATTGCATTCATGAAGAAGATTCAGCTCGAGGTATTCGGCGCTATCGATACTGCTGCTACTCTTCTTCCTGTTCAGGGAACTAGCTTCGTTAATACTGGTACACTTTCACCTGCAACAAAGGCTGCATTTGATGCCATTATTTCAAACGTAAGCGATGCAAACGGAAACTGCGAAGTTGTTATCATGGGAACAAAGGCTGCTCTTCAGAAGCTCAATGATCTCGGAGATGTAAACTGGATCTCTAACCTTGCAAAGGATTCTGTTTACAACATCGGAAGAATGGGTCTTTACGAGGGTAACAGACTTGTTGAGATCAACAACAGATTTGCAGACAAGACCCTTACAACTAAGGTCTTCAAGGATAATAAGCTTCTTATTATCCCGGTTATCGGTGATGCTGGAAAGTTCGTCAAGGTTATTGACGAGGGCTATACAGAAATCGAGCACACAGAGAGAGATGAGAAGCATTCATCTGATCTCATGTCAATGGAAGTTCAGAGATGGTTTGGTGTTGGCGTAGTAATTGGACACCAGTTCGGTCAGTGGACAACCTAATGAAGAAATTGAGAGGGCGGGTTGCCGCCCTCTTTGTATGACTAAAAGGAGAAAAAAGATATGCCAAGAACAAAAATGGATGATTTAGCTGAAGAGCTAAACAAGGATGAGGGATTTGAAACTGCAGAAAAAGCCCCAGAGGTTAAGCCTAAAAGAAAGTTTGAACAGACTGACCTTATTATGTGTCGGTCAGTTGTGAAGGGTGGATTGTTCCTTGAGGGTTCAAAAACAAAGCAATTGTATCAATGGAATGACTATGGCGATGAGTCAGAAGTTGAGTACAGAGATCTGGTTGCTGAAATGCGCATAAAGTCAAAGTTCTTATTTGACCCACGTTTTATAGTTGAGGATGACGACTTTATTGAAGAGTTTCCTCAGCTTAAGCAGTTCTATGCGCAGTACTACAGTATAAAAGACCTCAGAGAAATTCTTGGGCTACCAGTAAATGAAATGGCTAAGAGAATTTCCGAGCTTCCTAGTGGAGCTAAAGAGTCTCTTCGTAGTATCGCGTCTGCTCAGATTTCCAGTGGTGCATTGGATTCGGTATCTAAGATCAAAAAACTGGACGAGATATTCGAAACGGATATGGAATTTCTTTCAAGCCTGATGCAGTAAAGGAGGTTCTTATGGCCTCTGTAAGTTACGAGAAGATATTTGAATTATTTCTCGGCAGCGTAACGGATTTTAAATTGGCTTCTTTGGAAGAAAAAGATGCTCGCTCACTGATGACGGAGTACCTACATAAGGCGCTGGCCGCATCGTACCTCAGCCACATATTTTCCACTTCAGTATTAGATGATGATACTGAGACATTCACTTACTCTATGGCGTATGAAACAGACAAGGATGAAACAGACTTTGTCTGCACGGCAATATCCAAGTGGATGACGTATGAATGGCTGCAAAATCAAGTGAAAAATTCAACGCTTACTCAGCAGATGATTTTCTCAAGTAAAGAGAAGACATTCTATAGTCAGGCTAATCACCTGGCAGAACTTAGAGCGTTGAAAGATGATGCCTATAAAGAAGCTAGAGGATTCGTTCAGGATAGAGGATGGATACATAATTCATATCTTGGAGGTTCATGATGGAAACAATACATTATACGTATGGTGATTTTAGTGGCCTTCAGATACATGAGATAAAAGAAAAGATGCGTAAACAGATTTTCTTTCTTCTAAGGATTGTGGATCCTAAGTGTGCCGAGAAATATGCGGACGTGGATGTCAACTCTGCTATAGAGAATGTTCTAAGAACATATGGGAGTCTGAATGATCTTCTTGGATATCCCACGGAATTTGTAAATGTAATGGTTATGCTCAACGCAGCTTATTCAGAGTATAAAAAAGGCAGTGAGGAGTTCAACTGGCGTGTTTACAGAAAGTGCATTCTTGATGCAGGACATGCTGTCTTATCAATAAAGGAGGTGTAGAAATGCCTTCTTTTGAATTGTACAAAAAACTGAATGGTGCCAGTAATGTTGGACAGGCCGTAAAGGCACAGTCAGATGCTGTAATGGAAGCAACTTGGAATAATGATATGGATTCCAAGATAGCATATTTCTATTCTCAAGAGCATGATGATGAGTTTGAGACCAGAGATGATCTTCATCCTGAGAAATCGCTAAGCAAAATACCCGTTGAGGTAAAGCTCTTCGAAATGGAATACAACTCATTGTCAAAAGATGAGGTGGCGTGGCATTTGCTGTTCAAGCCAAGCTTTGATTACAGAGATGTGATACCTTACTACGATGAGGATTTTAAAAAGACTCTTCATAGCACGTTCCCAATAGGAATGTATTTTGACTATCCTGATTCAAAAGAGAAATACCAAAGATGGTTATGTGTTGGTCAGTATAGAGAATACGGAAATCAGTTTCCAACGTTTCTCGCTCTCCCATGTGACCATAAACTTCAGTGGATATATGACCGTAAGAAATATGAATCATGGGGAGTCTTAAGGTCACAAAGTAGTTATAACTCTGGATTGTGGACAGATTTTAAAATCACTACTCCAGAAAATCAAAAACTGATATGGCTACCATTCAATGAAAAGACTTCGAACTTGTTCTATGACCAGAGGATTGTTATTTCGGAACCAAGGAAAGAACCAGTTGTCTGGAAGTGTTCTAAGGTCGAAGATATGAACGTGAAAGGAATTATCCGTCTCACGTTTGCCCAAGATCAATGGCAGCCCCATAGAGATTACATTGAAAAAGATTCTGATGGAAATGTTATAGGATTATGGGCAGATTATTACACTGACAGTGGTGTAACACCTTCGGAGGAAGCTCCGGTAGAGGATCGTGCTTACTCAAAGATAACCTATGTAGGGAAACCTAATATCAAGGCTGGAGGAAGCTTTAAGAAATTCACTGTCACATTCTATGATGAAGAGGGCGAGATTGGCTTTAAACTTGGTCAATGGTCCTTTACCATAGACGGAGCAGATGCTTCTTCACTTGTACAGACTGATACTACGGATGTAGAACAAAATCAGATTCGCGTAAGATTTATAGGAAGTGAAGATTATATGGGTAAGACTTTGAAGGTCTCATATTCTTCTGTTACCGGAATTGTATCTAATGTTGATATCCAGATTTCAGGAGCGTGATAACTATGAAACTGACTGATGTAGAACTGGCAGAGCTTCGTAGGTATCGTAACGAGCCTGATGAAGATAATGTCAGATACAAACAAATCATAAAAAAAAAACTGCTCGAAAACAATAAGCTCATCTATTTGATTCACAATAAAGAACTTGAGGATGAAGAGGCTGAAGCAGATGAATACTTGGGAGTAAATATCCTTCCTTACTATCTGATCAATCCAACTCAGACTAATGTTCAAAACTTTATCTGTTTTGAAACAGCTTTTGAAAATGTTTCGAGAGGTAATTCAGTAATGAAGAACCAGCAGATAATCTTCTACATTCTTTGCCATCATGCGGATTTGAATGTCGCTGAACTGAGTTCGCCGCGCCATGATATTATAGCCGCAGAGATAACCAATATGTTCCAGGGATGTAATGACTTCGGAACACAATTGAAGCTTATGTCTGATAAGCCATCTGTAACGGATAACGATTATGCCACAAGGACTTTAGTGTTCGCACAGATTACAACTAATTCTATTACTAATGAAAACCGGACAACTGGGTTAAGAACGGGATTCAGAACGTGATTGACAAGTTGTTTCTTATAAGTGGTGAGCCAATCGTAATCTGTGATGGAATAACCCTTTTACAGCCAACCCTTGGTGAAATAAGGGATTATGGTGAGGAAAAGTTTTATAACACATTTTGGACATTCTGCTCTGCACCTTGGGATATGCCTGCAGCACTTGATGATGTTGGCATAAACTTTATGAAGATAACGGAGTGGGAATTGTTTCAGAATATTGCTATTAGACTGAAGAAGGAACAGACAAAACTTATATTTGGTGACCTAGACTTTTCAAAGTTCAGACTGATGCAAAGAACTCAGGACGATGGCACTACTGATGTTGTGCTATATGATGGAAAACTTTTGATAGATGAGAAATTGTATCGACAGTTCATACAGTACGTCAAGGCTATGATAGGCTTTGAACATTCTGGCAAAAAGGCCGGAAATGAAACAACAAGAAAAATCCTGGTGCAAGAAGACCGTAAACAGAAACGGCGTAATGCCAAGAAAGAATATGAGTCAGTATTGTTTAATGGGATAATTTCATTGGTGAATACTGAAGAGTTTAAGTACAACTACCATACAGTTTGGGAGCTAACACTCTTTCAGTTTACCAAGTCTTTGGTACAGATTCAGGGGAAGAAAGCTGCATGTGCATTGTTGCAAGGTAGTATGTCAGGATTCTGTGATACTACTAAGATACCGCAGAAAGATTTCCAGTGGACCTATAGCGAAGACAAATACAATAAGCCAAAAGGAAAGAAACTCTTTAAGGGTGATCCTCAGGCTATACAAAAAGCGGGCGCTACAATGTAGCGTCTATTTTATTGCAAATAATCTGAAAGGAGATAATGACCATGTTAAACTTTGATAACTTAGTTATCGACAGAGTTGTTGAGGGATGGTTCGAGAACAAGAATCTTAAGGTTCTTGCAGTTCTTGATCAGCTTCAGAACTTCCAGATCAACATTAGTTCAACCACAAAGGACAAGACTGATGCTCAGGGTACTCTTATTAAGAGATACTTCACAGCTAAGCAGGCTGAGGTTACTGGTGAGAATGCTATCTTCTCTCTTGACCTTTCAGCTATCCAGGCAGGCAATGACAAGAAGGTTGGTTCCGAGGTAGTTCTTCCTAGAATTATCCAGGTTGCAAAATCTTCTGCTGCTCTTAAGCTTCCTGATGTTCCTATCGATGGAACACTTATCGTTTATGGAACTAAGGAGAATGGTGTCCTTGACACAGCAAAAGAGTATAAGGCTGGAACAGAAGCTGGCGATGATACATACGTTGTATCAACAGTTGGCGATCTTACAACTATTACTCTTCCTACAAACGCAACAGATTTCGTACAGATTAAGTACGAGTACACAGTTGCAGATGGCAAGGGTGCCGCAAGAGTAGACCATGATGGTATTCACTTCCCTAAGGAGTGCAAGGCTACATTCAAGGTTCTCTGCTCTGATGTATGTGATTCTGAGACAGTTAGGGCATTCTACATTGTATTCCCTAAGTTCCAGATGTCACCTGACTTCAGTTGGACAGTTGATACAGAATCAACACAGCCATTCTCTGCTACAGCCTTCAAAGATTACTGCGCTAAGGAAGGACTTCTCTTCTATATCGCAGTTGCAGAGGATTCTGATGAGTACGATGCAAAGACTCCTGCAACACTTGAAGAGGACGATGTATCAGCTTGAATAAATAATACGGGCCAGGGATGAAATAATCTCTGGCCTGTTTTTAAGAGAGGTAATGATATGTCCACAAGAAGAAAGTGCGTATGCTGCGGTAAAGAGTATGACTACTGTCCTAACTGCGCAAAGAAAAGTCAGCCGGGATGGATGGTTACCTTTTGCTCGGTAGAGTGCAAGGAACTCTTTAATGTTATCTCTGCGTACAATGTAAAACGTGTAGGTAAATCCGCAGTGCAAAAGTTTATTGCGGATCACAAAATTCAGAATACCTCGCGCTATACAGAATCAATCAGAAAGGTTCTTGAAGAAACTAAGCCTGATGAGGCGCCTAAGGTTTCTGAACAGATTGTGGCTGAAAAAGTCGTAATTGAAGAACCGATAGAAAACAAGGTTATTCCTACAGAAAAGGAAAGCCATTCAAAGGCACGTCACAAAAAACGTGGCCGTAGATAAACTGGGTATTTTGAAATTATAAGGGATATCCAGAGAACAATGGATATCCCTTTTTTTACTTGATGACTAAAAGGAGAAATGTATGGAACCAAAGATAAAGCCTGCTTTTCAACTGAGAGAATACTATCCTCATGAAGTCTGTAGAATTATCAACCGCAAGCAAGCCTTCTCCTACATGCAACATGGTGTTATGCCATGTGATATATATCTGTCTCCAGATAAACAAGATACCGTCTACGTTTTCTTTAAATCAGAAACAAAAGAATTATATGAAAAGTATAAGAGGCATGAAATATGAAAATAACGGAACTATTTTTCCCATTTGAACCTAAGCCTAAAGGAAGACCCCGCTTTGATAGAAGATCTGGACATATGTATACCCCAAAGGCTACAAAAGAATATGAGAAAAGTATAACGGAGTTTTATAAAGCTAACTGTAATGAATTTTACGAGAATGCAATAAAAATAAAACTCGTGTTCAATATGCCAATTCCAAAATCCGAGACAAAGAAAACTAAGGAGCTGATGGCTAACGGCGTTGTTAAATGTATTAAACATACGGGCGATGTAGACAATTTAGCAAAAAGCTTAATCGATGCATTAAATGGTGTTGCGTTTTTTGATGATTGTCTTATCACGGAGATTACAGCTTGTAAACGCTATTCTGAAACGGTAGGTACTTTAATGACAATATCGGAAGATGGGAAATGATTATGTATACGGTATATGTGCATAAAAACAAAATCAATGGCAAGTGCTATGTGGGGATTACAAGTAAAGTTCCGGAGAAAAGATGGAGAAATGGCTTGGGTTATAACCCATGCGGGCGGGAAAACCCACGGTTTCAACCGTGAGGATGATAGCCCGCCCTCTTGATTTGTGTAGATAATATGTTGACTAACATCTACGAATGTGATACTATATATTCATGAAGAATGAATATAAACATACCAAAACAACAGTATCATTGATAAACTACCATTTTGTGTTTTGCCCGAGGTATCGAAGAAAAATATTCAATATCCAAGGAGTAGAACAACGCTTCAAAGAATTAACTATTGCCGAATGTCAAAAGTGCGGTATAGAAATTCTTGCTCTGGAATGTCATATAGACCATGTGCATATTTTTGTAAGTGTACTGCCTACTATGTCTATCCCGAATATCATGAAACAGATTAAAGGTTGCACATCATTACAGCTAAGAGAAGAATTTCCACAGCTTCGGGCTATGCCAAGTCTTTGGACTCGTAGTTACTTCGTTAGCACAGCGGGTAATGTAAGTTCCAAAACTATCAAATGGTATGTAGATACTCAAAAAACAAGACCGTAGGTGACGAGTATGCAAAAAGGCGTTAAGTTCAGGGCTTACCCCAATAAAGAACAACAAAACTTAATAAATCAGACACTTGGTTGTTGCAGACTCATATATAACAAAGGTCTTGCCATGCGTAATGATGCCTATGCTAACGGTCAGAAAGTCGGGTATAACCAGACTTCTGCCATGCTCACAGAATTAAAGAAGTCTGATGACTTTGCTTTTCTGAAGGTCGTAGATTCTATTGCGCTTCAACAGTCTTTGAGAGATTTAGACCGTGGCTTCAAAAATATGTTTGAGAAACGTGCAAGGCATCCACAATTCAAAAGTAAGCATAATAATCATCAGTCCTACAGGACCATTAACCAAGGCGACAATATCCGCATTGTCGGGAAATACATCAAACTTCCAAAACTTGGATATGTAAAAATCAAACAGTCTATGGAAGTAGGACATATCAATAATGTTACGGTAGAGCGAACTCCCACAGGTAAATATTTTGTGGTTCTCAATGTAGAATTTGAACCTGAGCCTCGTCCTAACGCTGGCTGTATGATTGGCATTGATGTCGGTATCAAAGAGTTCTATTCTGACAGTAACGGCAATGTAGTAAATAATCCTAAGTATCTGGAAAAGTCCATGCGTAAGCTCATTAGGGAACAGCGCAGGCTTTCCCGCAAACAGAAAGGCTCTAGCAACCGCAACAAACAGCGTGTTAAAGTAGCTAAAGTCCATGAAAAGATAACTAATCAGCGTAACGATTTCCTTCAAAAGCAGTCAACGATACTTGTTAGCGAAAACCAAACTATCTGTATCGAAGACCTTAATGTTAAGGGGATGGTTCGCAATCATAAGCTTGCACAGCACATAGCAAGCTGTTCATGGTCTAAGTTCTTTACAATGCTTGAGTATAAGGCTACATGGTATGGAAACGACATAATCAAAGTACCCACCATGTATCCAAGCAGTCAGACTTGCAGTTGTTGCGGATACAAAAATCCGTTGGTTAAAAATCTCTCTGTCAGAGAATGGGAATGCCCTAATTGTCATACAAAACATGACAGAGATACCAACGCAAGCATAAACATCTTAAACAAAGGGCTTTCGGTAGCCTAAAATATAAAAATACCGTAGGGCATACGGAAATTTACGCTTGTGGACTCTGTGTAAGACTAAAGGTGTAAGCCAATGCAGTAGAGGTTGAAGCAAGAATCCCACGACTTTAGTCGTGCGGAGTGTCAATACAATTCCTATGCTAACGGTTACAACTGTTCAACTGGTGGAGAAGATACATCGTTCAATCATTTAACAGAAGAAACCCGGAGAAAGATATCTATTGCCAATAAGGGGAAACTCAGTGGCTCAAAGAATCCGATGTATGGGAAAAGTATGATAGAACGCATGGGAAATGAAGAACGGTACAAGGAGTGGAAAAAGAATGCTTCAGCTGTCTTAAAAAAAGCATATGAAGGAAGCCGTATGCCAGTAATATGCTTGAATACAATGGAAGTATTTGAATCTCAAACAAGCGCTGCTAAAGCTTTTGGAATACCACAACAAACGCTGTCTAGAATATTAGATGATCAGTATTGTACTGGTAAGTGGGTAGATGCTGACCAGAGATATTTGCATTTTGAATATTTCGAAGAGGGTAAAAAATACTCATTAAATGGATGGATAATACAACACGCCAAGCGTCCTATCATATGCTTAACAAACGGAGAAATATATGTGAGTTCAGGAGAAGCTTCACGATGTACTGGCGTTTCTATGTCTTGCGTCTTAGGAATTTGTAAAGGCACCAAAAAGATAACTAAAGGCTATGATTTTATGTTCTATAAGGACTATGTGAAATTTGGGATAGTGAAACATGAAACACCTAAAGAAAACAGAAAAAGAGTGTACTGTGTTACAACAGGTGAATACTTTGAAAGTATTGGAGCAGCTTCAAAAAAGTATTCTTTGAATAGCGGAAATATATGTTCTTGCTGTTCTGGTAAGACTAAATATGCAGGAAAGGATAAACAAGGACTTCCATTGGTGTGGGAATACTGTAGTTGACCCACCCGTGTTAAAAGGTATTCGAATGAGGTGATGCAGTATGGAAAGAAGTGAAGTGTTGGAAAAGGTGTTCTACTCTTCTACTAGCAAAGTTCTACGAGAGGAACAGATCCTTAATCTTTTTGGAGTCTCTTCTATGAATGAGATTCCTACAGAGAAACTTATAGAGTTTTGTAACGGACACTATTGTACAAAAGGAGGTATGAATAATGGCTGCAAAATACGAAGTTGATGAAAAAGTAATGATTGAAGGGCGCGTTCTTTCTGTTACATCCGATGAGACCGGAACAATTTATCAGGTTAAGGTTATTGCCAACGATAAGGCTGCCACTCTTTATATGAAGGAAGATGAAATCGATGGCGGCTCAGTAAGTGCATAAGGAGGTATCTATATGGAGTGGATTGTAAAAAATTGGAGCCTTCTTGTAGTGATACTGGCCTTTGGTTTAGCCGGATTTACATGGGCGAAAAAGTTCGCTTCTCTCCCATCTGAACAACAGCTTCTTAAAGTAAAAGAATGGCTGCTTTGGGCAGTCGTACTCGCAGAAAAGGAACTGGGCAGTGGAACAGGTCAGCTTAAGCTGAGATGGTGCTGGAATTTGTTTCTAGAACGTTTTCCTGCTCTAGTTCCAATTGTTTCTTTTGAATTGTTCCAACAGTATGTTGATGAAGCATTGGTGCAGATGAAACATCTTTTGGAGACGAATGCGAATATCGCAAGGTATGTAAACAATGACAAAGAAGAATAATAAAATATGGAAAGTGTATGTCCATACGAATAAAACAAATGGAAAGACATATGTGGGGCTGACAAAGAAGAATGTGGAAGCGCGATGGCAAGAAGGCTTGGGATATCGAACCCAAGTCTTTTTTCGTGCTATTCAAAAATACGGATGGGATGGCTTTCGTCATGATGTAGTTGCTGAAAATTTAACTGAAGATGAGGCAAGAAGTTTGGAACATGATCTCATTATTTTACTTAAGTCTCGTTATTCGGATCATGGGTATAATGTCGCAGAAGGTGGCATATACTCTGGAGGATATGGCGAATCCGTTTGTCAATTCGATTGCTACGGTAATTTTATTGCTGAATATGACAGTATCGCTGAAGCTGCACGATATACAAATATAAAAGAATACTGTATTGGTGCGTGTGTAAGGCAACAAAGTAGATACACTGGTGGCTATATATGGAGATATAAAAAGGATTGCGTTGATTTAAAATCGGTGAAAAAAGAAATTATGTCTGATTCGCGGATAGTTTTATTATTTCCTATATATCAGTTTAGCTACGATGGATGCTTTATTAAAGAATATGCAAATGCTTGTGCGGTTACACGTGCAGGTTTTAAATCAACTTCAATCATAAAATGCTGTCAAGGTGAGTTAGTCCATTCTCAAGGTTATTGTTGGGCATTCAAGAAAGATGTTGACAATATTGAGAAGTTTAAACCGCGGGAAAAGAAAACGAATAGATGGAGGACTAAAACAGTTGTTCAATTGGATTTTGATGGCAATGTAATTGCTGAGTATGATTCTTCTGAAGAGGCTGCAGTAAAAACAGAATTAACTACTCACAATATATTGCAATGTTGTGAAGGACGTAAAAAATCTCATGGTGGTTATCAGTGGATATATAAGAAAGATTTAAAAGATATTAAGCAGATATACCAAAGAGAACGTCCTGCCAATTGCATTACGGTTCAACAAATTGATTCAAACGGGCAGATAGTAAATGTATTTTATTCTATTGCCGAAGCTTCGCGAATAACTGGGATTTCTGAAAAAATTATTAGTACCCTTATAAGCAAAGGAACAAAATATAACGGCTATTACTGGAAAAAGGAAATAGCTTAATATTTCTATGACTAAAAGGAGAAACTATGAACGTAACAGAGTTAATTAACAAGTACCACGAAGCACAGAAGAAAAAAAAGGAATATGACTTCAGTAATCATATTACCATGAAGTATATGCCCTATTCAGAAAAACTTTCTGTAGTGAAAGGTATAATCGATGCTACATGCTATGTTGATGTGGAGAACAAGAAATGCTACAAACGTGACACTCCTAATATGATTTTCATCTTTACGATGAAACTTATAGAAAAGTACACGGATATAGAAATCACTCCTGAAAGTGTTGTTTCTGATTATGATGCGCTGATGGAATCTGGGGTAATGCGTCTTTTAATGGAACAGATCCCAAAAGAAGAGGTAAGCATAATCCAAGGAATGATAGACATGATGAGGGATGATTTAGAGGTTAACACCCGCTCTCTTGTATCTTTCCTTGAGACAAAGGCTGATGCGCTGTCTATGGCGTTTGACAGTCTTAATAAGGTGTTGGAGAAGCCGGAGATTCAGGCGAAAATTGCGGAGTTTACGAAAGGACAGAAATAATGGAAATACAACTTTCAGATTTAATGCAGCGTCAGCTTGAAAAAGTGGCTGAGTTAACGGAGACAACTGTGGAACAATATGTTACTGACCTTATTGCTGAAGATTTGGCTACTTTTGGAAAAATCAAAGGTATAAGGGAACAGCTACCACAGGAATAATTATTGACGTTTAGCCGTGTCATAGCGACTAAACGTATTTTATTTAGAAAGGAGGGTAACTATGGCTAAAAAGAATGCTGTCACATGGAGTGATTTGGAAAAAGATTTAAAGAAATATGTTGGCAATGTTCTCTCTGGTGCAGCGGGAAAAATCAGAGATGATTTAACGGAGGAAGCTTTTAATTCGATAGCATACTTTTATACCAGTTATACTCCTATCTCTTACCATAGACACTATTACAATTTTATGGAAAAGAGTTTTGAAAAGTATTATTCAAATCCTCACGGAAAGATATACAGAGGCGGGGTTAGATTGACTCCAGAGGCATTAGATGATATTTATCAAGATCCAACGCAGGAGGTATTTGATTCTGTATATGCGGGATTTCATGGCGTATCAAGTATGTTTGTTTCTCCATATACCTTCTCTGTTACTCCTGTTATGGAGCCTTCTCCTATGGAGCGAATATTGGCAAGACGTGATTTTATAGCTGCCAATATTGGAGACTATGTTTCATATGGAAAAAATAAAGCGAAAAATCAATCATATTCTGTTATTAAAGTGAGGTGAATAATATGGCATATAATGGTGCAGTTATAGATATTGCTCTAAGTTCGGATATTGAAGGATTTATTACTGACTTAAAATCACAATTAAAAAGCGTAAAAAAGTTGGGCGTAGATGTTGATACGTCTTCCATCGAAGAAGCTTTGCAGTCATACATGGATGCGATTAAAAAGATATCCAATGCAAAGTTAAATACCAGTACTTTTGCAAAATCTCAGGAATCATTGTCTAAGGAAATTGGATCTCTTCAGCAAAGAATGGATAACCTTGAAAAGGGATTTACTGGATTAGTTGATGTAATGAACAGCGTGGATGGGGGAAAATTTGCAAGCGAATTGCAGCAGATGAAACAGGATATGCAGGGACTCGCGGATGCAACTGCTAATACCATCAACACCATGAGGCCGATTAGTTCTGGAGGCACGGCAAGTGCGGAACTTAAAGAAACGCTTTCTGTTCTAGAGGAAATTTCTAAAGTTAAAGCACCTAAATTTGAAGCTGAGGACGATTTTAAAACTGCAAAGAAGAAACTGGTAGAACTATACAACGAGATAAATGCGAAGAAACGGGAACTAAATGCAGTTACTATCGTTTCGGATGAAGATAAGCTTAGAGTAGCAAATCTTTTGAAAGAAATAATGGAGCTAAGTTCTCAATGGCAAAGTCTCTTTTCTACAAATTACTCTGCTTTTGAAGATCAATTCGATGGGGCTTTTGTTACTGCTGGAAAAAAAAGATTATTTTTCGACAATCTTTCAGACTCTGTTGAAAAAACCATGACAGATGTACGTGATACTGTGGATAAAAATATTTCGTACATCAAAAGTTCTATAAGTTCGTTAGATGTAATAGAAACAGTTTCCTCTGCAAATGTCGGCCCGAATGTAAAAGTTCACGCTGAACTTGCTACAACCACAAAAGGATTAAAAACCCAATTAACAAATCTCCTTGATAGTATACAGCCTTATCTAGACTCTAATCCTCTGGAAATAGGGGTAACTATTGCCACTGAGTGGGGTACACGTCGTAACAAAGAATTGCTAAAACAGTTCCAGACTCAGATTGATAATATATCAGAAGATACTGATGTAACTGCACTCTATTCTTTGTATGATGACATTCAGAAAACTTTTGGGAATGAGATATCTTTAAAATTTAAGAGTAATTTCGATGAAGAACAAAAGGCGATTCGTGCTGGTGTAACTGCATTAAAAGCGGAAATTGGAAAGCGTTTTGAACTTAATCCTAAGATAAGTGAGTCTGCTGCAACAAAAATGCAGAGTCAGCTTGATAAACTTTCAAAAAATTTAGTTTTATCTATTAACCAAGTTAGGCTTACAGATGGCGCTATCCAACAAGCTGCTGAATTAGAAAGTGCAGAATCAAGCAAAGCTGCTATAGGTGTAGAAGCATTAGCGGCCATAATGGATGTTGTTATTGAAAAAGCTGGAGAGCTTAATGAACAATTCATTCCAGTAAAAGATCTTTTAGTGGATATCAAAAGCATTCTTGAACAAACTCCAATTGATTCTATCTTAGAATCAACAAAAGAGTTAGTGAGGGTAATGCAACAAGCCTTCAACATCTTATCTCAAGAAGACCTGGATAAAATGTTTAATGTAATACAAGGCAAAGTTGCAACGATTCAGACAGATACCCTCAAAAAAGGCAACACAGTAAATCAATTAAAATCATTGTTATCTGATTTTCGAGAATATCAAAATCTAGGTGGGCAAAAAACATTAGTTGATTTGGGTGGTGCTGATAATGTTCAACGATGGTTTAAACGCAATAAAGATATAATTCTTGAAACAACAGATGCAGTTGAGAAACTCGATAAAGCTCAGGAAAAGGTTTTTTTAGATAATGGCGAGTCTTCTATGGTTGAAAATCTTGGATCTGCACTCGACGCTGTAATAAAAAAAGTCCAAGATAAAACAGAAGCATTTGTCAATGAAGAATCTGTAGTATCACAAACAACAGCTAAAGAACTTCAAGACTTAGATATGCTTTTGAAGAAATTAAACGAGATCAAAAGTATATTTGACAGGATAGTTAATACAGAAAATGTTTATCAGATTTCATCAGCGCTAATATCTGCATTCGATGGTGTACTAGCGAAGGTAAATGAGATTGCGTCATTAGTCTACAATGTTGGAAGTCTATCCGAGAACACATATGTAACGCCTATCAAAGAATACTTAGACATTCTCGAACAAGTCGAACTTAAATTAAAAGAAATCTCAACGCAATCGGATGGAGTAAAAATAACTAATGAAACTACCATAGATGCAGAAAATATCGAAAAAATCATTGTTGCCATAAAAGATTTGCAAAATTCATTGACTGATATTCAGACGGCATTATCGGATGGAACTATTTTTAAAGGACTGGGCAATATAACTCCTGAAGATGCAGAAAATATTTCAAAAGTAACGACAGCTTTGTCCGAGTTGGCAAAAGTGATGCCTTCTGAAAATTTTGGTAAAAGTATCGAAAAGGTAAGAACTTTTATCAATGGATTCAGTAATGAGAATGGCGCAGAAAAAATTCAAAAAGCAGCTGAAAACATTAAGCAACTTCGTGATGCATTGGATGGCGAAGTGAGTTCTAATAGTCTTCTGCTCATATTCCAAAAGCTTTCTGAATCAACAGACATATCTGGGCTTGTAACAGAAATAAAAAACTTGCTCAAGGTTGAAACAGCTGCTAATCAGGCTGCTATTGCGAAAAAGGAATTTTCTGAAGCAAATAAGCAGATGAAAAAATCTGCGGATGAATCATCTAACGCCTTGGATAAGGAAAAGGCTGCATTTGAAAAAATATGGAATAAGCTTGATGGACTTAACCAAGAAAAATTCATGCCTGGATTTAATGAGCAGATAGAACAAATCCGTGTTGCAATGAATGGAATAGATGATGCCGCTGATGATGCTGCTCAGTCATATCGTAACTTAACAGAACAAGCCGAAAAGCTTTGGAAGGAACATGGTTTTTCAGAGTGGAAAAAAGCGGCCGAAACATCTATCGCAAGTCTTGAAGTTAAGATTGCAAAGTTTGGGAAAGATAATACGGCTATTGCCAAAGAGTTTTCTGATAGGCTGGACGAGATACGCTCAAAGCTGCATGACGGGATGTCAATTGAAGAGGTTCAAAAATTAGGAGCAGCCTTTAAGAAACTCGAAGCAGATATAAATAATGCTGGTCAAGGTGGTCTGTCATTCTTTGACACCTTGAGAAAACGTCTTATCGGGGTGAATGCTCAATTAATTGCTCAATATTTGTCGTGGCAGGACATGATTAGATATACGAGACAGGCAATTAACGTTATAAAAGAACTTGACTACGAACTTGTTGATTTGAAAAAGACAACAACAATGTCTGCTGATGATCTTAAAGAGTTCTACTATGCTGCAAATGATACTGCAAAAGCTACTGGGGTAACTACTAAAGAAATCATAAGTCAAGCAGCTGCATGGTCAAGACTTGGGTATTCATCAAAAGATGCAGCAACAGAAATGTCTGCTCTTTCATCACAGTTTGCGCAAATCTCTCCTGGTATGAGTGTCGATACTGCAACTGATGGGCTTGTTTCTACAATGAAGGCATTCCATGTTGATGTCGCTGATGTTGAACGTGAAATCATGGATGTTATCAATAAAACTGGTAACACGATGGCAACGGACAACGAAGAGATTGTCAATATGCTTGAGCGCTCTTCTGCTGCTATGTCTGCGGCTAATAACTCCATTAAAGAAACAATCGCATTGGAGAGTGCTGCCGTTCAAATTACCCGAAATGCAGAAACCACTGGTACCGCATTCAGGACAAAGAATTGTCCATATGTACAGCAATGTGCATAAAGAATATATTTAACTGCAGGTAAAACCTAAAGCCTTGCACCACAATATGGGGGAAACCACTATATGATGGTACGAAAGTAGAAACAACGCAAGGATGGTATATGGTCAAAAGCCTAAGTACTACTCTTCTATCAAGAAGAAAAATGGTAGCTCATGCATCCAAGTACCCTAACGTATCCCGGAGACCATCCGGTACTCGAGCCGAGGGTAAAGGTTCAACGACTAGATTCACGTCGAGCTATAGACAAGAGAATAAGGGTGGAAATCCCGAATATCTATAGCAATAATCGTAGGGCGCAATCGCAAAAGGCGTGGGTGAAATCCCCTTAAATCGAAAAGGTATACCCCTATTGTAACAGGTATAAATTAACCGTATAATAGGGCGAAGAAATAGTCTAAGCATTATGCGAAAGCATAAGGGGTATATATGAGAAAACCAAAATATTCAGATGAATACCTATCTCAGTTATGTGATGAAAATGATTGCACTTTAATAAAAGTCCAATCAGAAGACAGATCTGGGAAAACAAGAAGAATTATTTACTACTCATGTAATAAGCATCTTCAATATGGAGAACAAAGCTTGTGCGTGGAAAAATTTGTATCTAATAAAAAGAAATGTCAATACTGCAACCACAGTAGCTTAAAGAAAACGTTTGCTGAAGAAGTAAAGCGAATTAGTCCGAGTATTACTGTCGTGGGGGATTATAAAGAATGGAATTCCCCTGTTGAATGCATATGTGATGATTGTGGGTACAAATGGAAAGGTCGGGCAGCGGTTCTTCTCTACGGAGGCAAATGTCCAAAATGTGCACGCAGAGAAGCCAATGTAAAAGAAAGTCTTTCAATAGATGTGATAAAAGAAAGATTATTAGAAGTGAATAAAGACATAATGATTATTGGTGACTATCACGGCATTCATAAAAAAATAGAATGTTTATGTCTTATCGATGGCACAAAATGGGAGCCTATCGTATCCCATTTATTATCCGGTGAATGCAGTTGCCCAACGTGTAAAAGAGAACGCATGCGTGCACGTAGCGCATTATCACAAGAGCAATTTGTGTCCAAAGCTGAGGTCAAAAACCCTAATATCAAAATCGTAGGGAAATATGTAAATAATAACACTCCTGTATTATGCACATGTAAGATTCATGGTGGAGATATATTAGCTAACCCCCGCACAATATTGTATAAATATGGGCATTTATGTCCCATGTGTACGCAAAGCATTGGTGAAAGCAAATTGTTGAAGCTGCTTGAAAAATACAACATAGGATATATCTCCCAGTATTCTTTTTCGGATTGTAAGAGGATAAACAAGTTGCGCTTTGATGCCTATGATGAAGTTAACAAAATTGCATACGAGTACCAAGGCGAACAGCACTACCGTTTAGCAGATTTCTCTAGTAAAGGCAGGGAATGGGCGATTCAACAATTCGAATTGAACAAGCAAAGGGATCAAATTAAACGTGAGTATTGCAAATCTCACAATATTCATCTGATAGAAATCCCGTACTGGGAAACTGATAATATGGAAGATTTTCTCATAGAAAAATGGAGACAGCTAAGCTTAGTTTCCTAAATACTCATATCGTGTTGCGAACGATATCAATATTATGAATTTCAATGCGTATCAGAGGGTACGACGAGGAGACCGAGGAATATATCGGTAATGTCGAAGAATTAACTGGTAAGATTGCAGACTTAACCAAGACCGCTTCTAAACCAGGTGGCATAACTTTATTTACCGATGAAACCAAGTCAACTTATAAATCCACGTATCAGATTCTCAAAGACATATCTGATATATGGGATGAACTCTCAGATAAAAATCAGGCAGAACTCTTAGAAGCATTAGCCGGAAAGAGAGGCGGCCAAGTACTTGCTGGTATTCTTGGCACCGAGAACTTTAAAGAAGTTGAACGAGCATTAGAAAACATGAAGGATGCCTATGGTTCAGCTGATGCCGAAATGAGTATAGTTGAAGAAAGTATTGACTATAAACTCAATAAGCTTGAGCAGACGTGGGTAGGAATACTTCAAGAACTTATTGATAATGGCATGCTCGGCGAACTCATTGACGCATTAACTTCTATCTCGGAGGTACTAGGCGAGATTATAACTGCCATCGGTCCAATCCCAACACTTGTTGCTGGATTAGGATTAAGAGAAGTATTACTCCATCTTGATAAAATTCCTGGTGTATTAAGTACTATAACTGCAAGCGTAGAGCTTCTAACTTCAGGCGCTGGCACATTGATGGAAGTCATAAGTGCTGCGTCTCCTGCTTTGGCTGGAATTTTAACATCGCTTGCACCTATTGCTCCATATCTACTTGCTATAGCAGGAGCTGCTGCGGCTCTTTATGGTATTTATAAGATATGGGATGCATTAACTATTTCTGTTGAGGAAGCAAACGATGCGCTTAAGGATTTCTCATCAAAGTATGATAAAGCTACTTCGACGATGAAAAAACATAAGCAGGCTGTAGAAGAATTATCAGATTCATATTTTGAACTGGCAAAAGGTGTTGATTCCACAACTGGAAAAAATATAAGCCTTTCTACAGAGGATTATGAACAATTCGTTGCTACTAATCAGGAACTAGCAGAAATGTTCCCAGAACTCATCAGTGGTGTCGATGAGTATGGTAATTATATCCTCAACCTGGGTGACAACGCAGATGAAGCAAGGGCTAAACTTCAGGCACTCCTTAAACAAGAACAGGATAATTATAACTATGAACTGTATAAGGATCTTCCAACTGTATCAGAAAACGCAGATGTTCTAATAAAGGATGCCAATAATAAGCTTGAGTGGGCAGAATTATCTTTAGATACATATGACAAGATGTACAAAAAGCTCAATGATATAGCGAAGCTTTCATCAGATACTAACTCGCCATTAGCATTAACAGCTAACATTCAAGATCAGGATTCAACAAAAGTTCTTCAAGACTTTATTGTTGCTTACCAAGGAATGATTGACCAGTTAGCAATTACAGATAAAGAGATGGCTTCGAATTTGCGCGATGCTCTTGAAGATGTGTCTGTTGGCGATGAGATGAAGAAAGTCTTCCATATGGAAAAGCTTTCGCCAGATGAGAGACGCTATCTACAGAATTATGTCAAGGAATATTTAGCAGAATTTTCTGGTGACTATAAGTTGCTTATCAATGATGCAAAGGCAGAAATGAAAGAAGGACAGTCCCAACTCTCTTCTGCTTGGATGTCACTTCAGGAAAATATCATAGGCGGCATTAACTTCTTGTCTGACAATGGGCAAACAACTCAGGTGTTGACGGACTTCGTCAAATCGTTGTCATCAGACTTTGCAAAGGAATTAGAAGGTGTTGATCTCCAAACTGAAATATCAAAATGGATTGGTCAGATAGATGAGTTAAGCGATGAACAAAAGATTCAACTTGGCGAACTGATAAACGGCGATTTGACCCCTGAAGAAAAGATAAAGCTTTACGACGAAATCAAAGCAAATCTGCCTGAAGGTTTTGATATTCCGATTCATTTTGTAGTGGATGAAGCACAAGAGTTAGTAGATTCCGTTAAAGCAAGTAAAAGTAGATTAAGTAAGACTACAAATCAATTTGGTGTCGAAGAAGTAAATATGGACACTGTGAGAAGGTTAGATGACTTCTTCAAGCAGATGAGTATAGACACCGAAGAAGAATACAATCAATGGTTAAAAGTGACTGCAGAAATCGATAATGCTGAGGCCGCAATGAAGGCTTATCGTAATGCAATCGAAGAAGCTAAGCAGTCTACAAAAGAACTTGCTGAACCTCTCTCCTTCACTCAGTCAATCTCAGACCTCAATGATTTGGAAAACGCTCTCAACAATGTTGGTACTGCAATGGCCAATATAGATGAGAACGGCAAATTCCAACTTGGAGACTTGGACACTATTGCAGATTACTTCTTAGGTTTAGAGTCTGCCGAGGAAAAAGTTGAGTATGAAACCGATGCGGTTGCCAATGCACTCAAGCTTCTTGGAGAAGGTACAGGTGATATAGAACAGAACGCCAATGCTATAAATGTTCTTGCAGATAATTATCTTCGTACATCTGGGATCCTTGAAGGTCTTACAGAAACAAACAAAGAATTATACATTACTCGCTTGCAGATGATGGGTATTGTCAATGCTGAAACCATAGTCGAGGAACAGCTTGCTGCTGCAACTGCTGATGTAGTAAATCAGAAGACTGTTGAAGCTGTGACTGACGCTCAATTAGTAGCGGTAAAGGAAGCGTTGGTAGCTTCAGATGCAAACATGGTAAATGCATCTGTAGAAGTTATAAAGGCAATACTCGATGAAGGTAATGCATCAAATGCTACTAGGGCTGCAGTTTTTGATGTGGTTGCTCAGCAAGCAGTATTTAGCAATCAAAAACTTAATGTTAATCAGAAGATTGAAGCTCTTGAAACACTCGCAAATGCCTTTCTTGATACAGCAAGTGCTGCTAAGTACGCTTCTGAGATGGCACAAGTAGAGGCAAAGGCAAACAGCCTTAAAGCAGCAATTGATTCACATGGCTATGATGATGCAACAATTACAAAGAAACGTAACGAAATCAATTCTGAAATAGCTCAAATTACACGAAAGTATTCATCAGATGCTGCCAAGACTCAGGTTAAATTTACTCGTGCTCAATATAATGGTGGAACTCCGGTTAGTTCAAAACTCGGATATACACCTACTTCTACTGCTGATGCTTTAAAAGGTACTCAGGCAAAGGCTATAGAAGATTCGGCTAAGAAAGCATCAGATGCCGCAAAAGATGCTGAGGATTCTTTTGAACAGTTATATGACTACTTCGAAAGAATGATTAAGGTCCTTGATAACAGCATTAATTTATTAGAAGCTCACCTAGAGGATGTGGTGGGATCATTTGCTAAGAACACTCTCCTATCCGCTGAAGAAGATTTGATTCAGTCAAAGATGAATGGCTATGCTTCAGCTATTAGTATGTATAGTCAGAAAGCGTCTGAAGCTTTGTCAAAGATTCCAACAGAAGTTGCAGAAAAGCTTCAAAATGGTGCTGTAGCAATTGATGAATTCGTTGGCGAAGGCAACGAAGAAGTATATGAAGCAATTCAAGATTATGAGAAATGGGCTGATAAGGTTGCTGATTGCAAGCTTCAAATTGTAGAACTTCGTGAGGCAATAAGACAATTAGAACTAAAGAAGTTCCAAAATGTAATGAAAGATTTCACGGATCAGTTCGACCTTAGACAATCGGCAGGTATAGACCTTATTTCCAAGCAAATTGATTTATTAAAAGAAGCTGGACAACTTGTAGGAGAAAGTTTCTATACTAAGCAGATTGAACAGGCAAATAAACAGCTCGATATTCTGAATCGTGAACAAGAAGCGCTTGTTAAACAACTGAATGAAGCATTATCAAAAGGAATTGATACCGGTTCTGATGAATGGTTAGAAATGGTCAACTCTCTTACAGATGTTGAAGGTTCTATTCTTGATTGCAAGAAAGCAATAGAGGAATTCGATAATGCTATCCTTGAGCTTCATACAGAAATCTTTAATCGTATTCAGGATCAGTTTGCTTCGTTTAAAAATGAACTTAGCAATATGCAGGAACTCTTCAAT